GGATGCAGAATGAGATTAGCGGTATGGGTATACCGCAGCCAACGCCGCAAAAGCCAAGATTAGCGGTTATTGAAGGCGGAAAGGACTAGATATGGCTGTTGAAAAAGGAGTAGGCGCTGGCGGCGATCAGGATATGACCGCTCAAGAGCAAGCTGAAATTGACATAATTGATTTTCCTGCACAGCCTGGAGTCATGCAGATGGATGATGGCTCTGCAATTGTTGGCGAAATCATGGAAGAGGTCACTGTCGCTGCCGACGTTCCTTTTGGTGCGAATTTAGCTGAGTTTATTGAAGATAACGATTTAGGGGTCATTGCGTCTGAGTTGTCCAGTGACATTGAAGATGACATGTCCTCTCGACAAGATTGGGAAGACTCATACAAACGTGGCATTGAACTACTTGGCATGAGCTATGAAGAGCGTAGTCAACCGTTTGAAGGTGCAACTGGCGTTGTGCATCCTTTACTTGCCGAGTCAGTCACACAGTTTCAAGCACAAGCTTATCGTGAGATGTTACCGTCTGGTGGCCCTGTAAGAACACAGACTATGGGCGCAGAAACACCTGCTTTGGTGGCTCAAGCCCAACGTGTTAAAGATTATATGAATTACATGATCACTTACGAGATGGAAGAGTATGATCCTGAAACAGATCAGATGCTATTCTATCTACCGATTGTTGGTTCAACATTTAAGAAGGTGTATTTTGACCCACTTTTGCAAAGAGCAGTCAGTAAATTTGTACATGCTGAAGATGTTGTTGTTCCTTATGGCGCAACTGATCTGCTTACTACGCCGCGTATTACGCATATTATTCGCATGGACAAGAACGAGGTTCTGAAGCTACAGCTTTCAGGATTTTACAAAGATATTGACCTTCCAAGTGGCTCATCTTCATCTGAAGATTATAGCGGTGTAAAAGAGGCGATAAATGAAGCGCAAGGCGTACAATTGTCCGGCTCTGGCTCTGAAGAATTAGTTATCCATGAGGTTCACACCTCATTAGATCTAACAGGTTTTGAAGACACTGACATGGAAGGTCAGCCAACAGGACTAAAAGTACCATATGTTGTTACAATATTAGAGTCTACCAACCAGATATTGTCTATTCGCCGAAATTATCTTGAGGGTGACGCTTTAATGCGTAGGCAGCAGTATTTCATACATTACAAGTTTTTACCTGGTCTTGGATTTTACGGTTTTGGCTTAACACACATGATTGGCGGCTTGTCTCAAGCCTCAACTAGTATTCTGCGTCAGTTAATTGATGCTGGTACGCTATCTAATCTGCCAGCAGGTTTTAAGGCTCGTGGTGCGCGGATTCGTGACGAAGATGAACCGTTAAGACCTGGCGAGTTCCGTGATATTGACTCTGCTGGCATGGATATTCGTCAGTCTATTATGACATTGCCGTTTAAAGAGCCTTCAAACACCCTTTATAGCCTCTTAGGAGGGCTTGTGGAGGCTGGTAGGCGTTTTGCGTCTATGGCAGACATGAAAGTAGGCGAAATGGGCGGAGAAACGCCTGTAGGCACGACTATGGCTATCATGGAACGTGGTACAAAGGTCATGTCTGCGATACATAAGCGTCTTCATTACTCACAAAAGCAAGAATTTAAGCTTTTGGCTAACATATTTGCCAGAAACATGGCTCCAATGTACCCATACCCAGTGCCTGGTGCGCCTCCACAAATAAAACAGACTGATTTTGATGACAGAATTGATGTTTTGCCTGTATCTGACCCTAATATCTTTTCTATGTCACAGCGCATTGCCTTGGCACAGACAGAATTGCAGTTAGTTCAGTCTAATCCTGACATACATGGTGGTGAGCAAGGTTTATATCAGGCTTACAGAAAGATGTATGAGGCTTTAGGTGTTACAAACATTGATGCCATACTGCCAATACCTAAACAGCCACAGCCTTCAAACCCTGCAAAAGAAAATCAGGAGGCCATGCGTGGTCAAAGGTTACAGGCATTCCCTGATCAAAATCACCAAGCGCATATTGAGTCACACTTAGCCATGTTAGCTACACCAGTGGCTCAAGCGAATGCAACTATTGTGATGACGCTACAAGGTCATATTCAAGAACACATAGGAATGATGGCTGAGATACAGGCTCAACAAGAAGTAATGAGTCAACTTGATCCAGAGGCTCAACTTGTGTTGCAACAAAACCCACAGATGGCACAACAGTTACAGGTTGAGATAGCGAACAAAGCCGCTGAACTTATTGGTGAGCTAACTGAGCAATTTGCACAGGCTGTGGCTCCTTCTGATAACACTGATCCTTTAGTGGCAATCAGACAACAAGAGCTTTCTCTGCGCGGTGCAGAAATACAGGAACGTGCGCGACAGTTTGAAGAGAGACAACAGCTTGAGCGTGAAAAAGAGCGTAATGACGTTCTTATTAATCAACAACGTATTGATTTGACTGAAGAGGCAAATCAAGAAAAGGTTCGTGTCGCTGAAGAGAGAATACAAACACAGCGCGACATAGCCGCTGCCAATTTACAAAGGAGAAGATAATGTCAAGTTCTGTGTATGAAAAAGTTCGTGCAGTTGAAAAGGCAAAAAAGGTGGAGCGTAGAAATGCCATTGAAAAAAGGAACCAGCCAGTCAACGATCAGCAAGAACATATCGAAGCTGAGGTCAGAAGGGTACCCGCAGAAACAAGCAGTAGCGATAGCCCTGTCATCAGCAAAAAAACCGAAGAAAAAAAGCCAGAAAACAAAAAAAGTGTCCTCAAGAAAAAAGCCAAGAAAAAAAGCTAATGTCAGATAAAAAAGAAAGGGTACACCTATGATACAAAAACTGGTCAATATGGTTTTAAAATGTCTAAAGGTGGCCTTGTTACCCGTGGCGTGGGTGCTGTCTCGCGTGAGCGGCGGTTTAAAATTTATTGAGAATAAACTAAACGCGATCATTGATAAGGACATAGGCAAATGAAGTCTAAGCAAAAAAAATTGCAGAAAGACAGCATTTACTCTGATTACGATGAAGATGGTGATGGCATCGTAAGCGATGAAGAGCTTGCTCATGTTAAGGAAATAAAGAAGACAGAAACTGAATTGCGTAAAAATTTAGCTCAACTACGCATGGCTAGATACACTTTGATTGCAATGGGCGCATTTACAGCCGCAATGTTTTTTGTGCCTATTGAGCGAGTTGAGGCATTATCAGATATAAGTAACTTGTTTTATATTAGTGGAGCAGGCGTGGTTGGGGCCTATATGGGTACGACTGCTTGGATGAATAGAAAGTAACTTGAAAAGGTAAGGGCATGGAAAACATTATAATAGCTGCAATCTTAGCAGCGATGATACACGGTCATATGACTGGTGATAAAGAGACTCCAACTGTATCAGAAAATCCAAATTCTGAATTTGCAACAAAATTCAGAACAGAAAGCACTCCTAACACTGTTCAATGGGTGATAATTACGGATGAATGAAATCCATCACACTGTTGAAACTTTTTTTATCATGGTTATTAGCATGTGGGGTTTTGACGGTAATGATTGGCAATATATTGGTAATCAAATAGCTTTACAGCAACCGATGACTCAAGCTCAGTGTGAATATTTAATAGATGAAGATATGTGGCAAGTTAGTTATGAAAACCACTATTATCGCTTGATGGCGCATTGTTTTCCTGCCGAATGTGCAGAAGAAGGTAAGTGTCAATAATGCCAAAGTTGAATGAAAACACTGAACTAGCAATGCCTATACGCAATTTGATTGCGTTAGTTGGAGCCGCAACTGTTGGCACATGGGCTTATTTTGGTGTGATAGAGCGATTAAATACGATTGAGAACAAACTTATTTTAATGGAAACTGATCTGGCTATGAACACAGAGTTCAGAATCAAGTGGCCGCGTGGAGAGATGGGCAGTTTGCCAGCAGACTCAGAACAGTTTATGATGATCGAACATTTGGCTAGTGAATTAGAAAAGCTGGCGGAGAGCATAGAATCAGGCAACGCACCACATGATCAGCAACAAAAGCTGGTGTTAGAGTTTTACGACAGGCGGTTAACAAAGATTGAGGACAACATAGAAAAGTTGGTGAATCAAGAATGATTGAGATGACTTTTGTTTTGTTATTGATGATAGGCGAGGAGCGAGTTGAGTACACGCCTTACAAGAACTTATCTGAATGCCTAAATATACGCCGTAAGATAAAACGCAACGTAGGACACACTACAGACTTTGACAAAAAGTGGTCATGTAAACAACTTAAAGTCAGATTAGAGGCTGGCGAAATCATGGAGATAATTGAAGAAGAATGATACAGGCACTTCTTGGTCCAATCTCCTCTCTGGCAGGCACATGGTTAGAGGGTAAGGTTGAAGAGAAAAAAGCAGTAGCAGGCGCAAAAGTAGCGAAAGCGAAAGCTGAAGCAGTCATAATGGAGAAGAAAGCCACGGGCGAGATCGACTGGGATCTCAAGATGGCTGATGCTTCTGCACATAGCTGGAAAGACGAGTGGCTAACAATTTTGTTCTCGATTCCGCTCATTTTGAGCTTCTGTGGAGAATGGGGCAGAGAGATTGTATCAAACGGTTTTCAGGCTCTTGAGGCCATGCCGCAATATTATCAATACACGCTTGGAGTTATTGTAAGCGCGTCTTTTGGAACCCGCGCTGCAACTAAGTTTTTTGGGAAAAAATAATGGACGCAATTATACTTGCGGAGTATTTGTTAAAGAACATACGTCAAGACAAAGATGACTACACACAACGTCTTGCGGATGGTGCGATAGAGGATCTTTCCGACTATCGGTTCATAGTGGGTCAAATACGCGGCTTGACTCAATGTGAGGAACATATAAAGACCGCGATGAAAGGCATAGAGCTAGAGGATGGCTAAAAAACTATTCGTCCCCGACAGGTTGGCGGCACAAAAAACTAAATCTAAAATACCAGAGCCAATATCAAAAGGCTTTGATTCCGTAGAAGACAATAAGAAAAATACAGAAGATCCATCTAAGATGGATGTTTCTGCTATTGATAGATTACCTAATCCTGTTGGGTATAGGCTTCTTGTCATTCCATATTACATGAAACAGAAGACCGCTGGCGGCATAATTATTCCAGACGCAGTTCGTGAACGTGAAAGTCATGCAACTGTTGCAGCATATGTCGTTAAAATGGGTCCAGATGCTTATGCAGATGCTAATAAGTTTCCTACTGGACCTTGGTGTGAAGATAGATCATGGGTATTAATGGGCAGATATGCTGGAAATAGGTTTAAAGTGGACGGTTTAGAAGTTCGGCTTATAAATGACGATAATGTCATAGCCACAATACTTGACCCGTCCGATATTTCCTATGTATAGTGCAGACAGGAGCTTGTAATGAATGCAAATGAATTAATGGAAAAAGAGTCTGAGCAGGAATCTGTATCTTTTGAGATAGAAGATGATGCCCCTCAATCTGCACAGGAAACGATTGTAGATCAATCTCCTGTTCAAGCAGAATCTGAAGAAACCAGTACAGTTGTACAGGGTGAAGATGATTCAGAGCTAGAAAACTACAGCGAAAAAGTTCAAAAACGTATTAATCAACTGACTGCCAAACGCAAACAAGCGATTGAAGAGGCAGAGGCTGCTTATGCTTATGCACAACAATTGCAACAGCAAAATGAAGAGATGAAGCAGCGTATGGCTCAGTTAGATCAAGGTTATATAGCTGAGTACGATGGCCGTGTTGAAAGTCAAACAGCCGCAGCAAAAAGAATGTTGCAAGAGGCTTATGATGGCGGTGATATGGAAAAAATGGCTCAAGCGCAGGAGTTAATTTCTTCATTAGCTATTGAAAAAGAGCGACTTCGCATTCAAAAAAATCGTCAAGAGCGGCAAGCTGCACAACCCGTACAACAGCAAGTGCAACAGCCACAACAGCCGCAACAGCCACAAGAGCTTGATCCAAAGCTTAAATCTTGGATGAGCAAAAACTCGTGGTTTGGCACCGATATGTTTATGACTCGTGGTGCTACAGCTATCCACGAACAATTGGTGGTTCAAGAGGGCTTTGATCCATCATCAGATGAATATTATGCGGAGATTGATAGGCGCATGCGCCAAGAAATGCCGCACAAGTTTCAGGAACAAAAGCAAAGCGCCCAAGCTGTTGCTCCTGCGTCTAATGGACGGTCATCAAGTAAAACTGGGCGGAAAAAGACGGTGCAGTTAACGCCGGGGCAAGTAAGAGTTGCCGAGAGAATGAAAATACCACTTGAGAAAATGGCTCAAGAAGTTGCTAAACTAGAGAGGAAAGCGACATGACTGATCGTGCAAGCAGGGATTCGCAAACCCGTGAAAAAACAGCGAGAGTTGCCGCGTGGAAGCCGCCTTCAACTTTAGAAGCACCTGAAGCCCCAGTTGGCTATAAACACCGTTGGATCCGTGAGTCCGTAATGGGCTACGATGACCGAAATAACATCCATAAGAAGCGTAGAGAGGGATGGGAGCTTGTAAGAGCCGAAGATTATCCTGAATTTGACGCTCCTGTTATAGATGAAGGAAAAAACGCTGGCGTGATCGGCGTAGGTGGATTGGTTTTAGCCAGAATCCCTGAAGAGATCGTGGAACAAAGAACTGCTCATTATCAAAATGTGACGCAGAATCAAATGGAAGCTGTGGATCGTGATTGGATGCGTGAAAGCAATCCAAACATGCCAAAGCTAAAACCTCAACGATCCTCTTCTGTGTCCTTTGGTGGACCCAAAGGAGAGGAGTAGTGATAGTCGAAGGAGACTAGATCATGGCGAATAAAGATGCCGCATTCGGCATGCGCCCAGTAAAAAGAATAGGGGGAACTCCCTATACTGGTGGGCAAAGCCGTTATCGTATCGCTGCTAACTACGGAACAGCCATTTTCCAAGGTGATATGGTTGCTCAAGTAACAGGTGGTGGTATTGAAGTACACGCTGACGGTGGTACAGTACCAATCGTTGGTGTGTTTAATGGATGTCAGTTCACTGATCCGACAACAGGTGAGCAGAAGTTTTCAAACTTCTATCCTGCAAGCACTAATGCTTCTGACATTATTGCTTTTGTCATTGATGACCCTATGGTTATCTTTGAAATTCAGTGTAATGCTGCATTCCCTGTTGCTGATTTGTTTGGCAACTTTGACATTGTTTACACTTCCGCTGGAAGCACAACAACTGGCATCTCTGGTGCAGAGTTGAATGTGTCTGATGGTGCGACAACTGCAAACTTGTCAGTTAAGGTGATAGACATCTCTGAAGATCCAGAGAATAACGATGTGTCTTCTGATGCAACGAATGTCTATTGTGTCATTCAAAATCATGTCTTCGGCCAAAAAGCCGCTGGCTTGGCATAAGGAGGCTGATCAATGGCTATATCTCGCGCCCAACTAGCGAAAGAGCTAGAACCTGGCCTTAACGCCTTATTTGGAATGGAATATGAGCGTTACGAAGCCGAGCATGCTGAAATCTATGATACCGAAGCTTCAGACAGAGCGTTTGAAGAAGAAGTGATGATCACTGGTTTTGGTAATGCGAACACCAAGACTGAAGGCTCTGGAGTTGTATTTGATACTGCATCAGAAGCTTTCACTGCACGTTATACGCATGAGACAATCGCTCTTGCGTTTGCGTTAACAGAAGAGGCTTTGGAAGATAACCTGTATGATCGTTTAGGCGCACGGTACACCCGCGCTCTTGCACGTTCTATGGCTCATACAAAGCAAGTTAAAGCCGCTGCAACGCTTAACAATGCGTTTGATAGCAGCTTTACAGGTGGAGATGGAAAAGAGCTTTGTGCTACAGATCACCCATTGTCTGGTGGTGGCACTCTGCGTAATGAGCCATCAACTGCTGCTGACCTCAACGAAACCTCACTTGAGAATGCCTTGATTGACATCTCAACATTCGTTGATGAGCGCAATATGATTATTGCCCTTCGTGGCATGAAGCTTATTGTGCCGCCACAGCTTCAGTTTGTAGCTGACCGTCTTCTTGAGTCTACACTTCGTCCAGGCACCGCCGACAACGATGTGAACGCAGTACGCAATATGGGCATGCTCCCAGAAGGCTATGTCGTTAACCACTTCCTGACCGATACAGATGCTTTCTTTATCAAGACGGATGCACCTAACGGCTTCAAGCACTTTGAGCGCACACCCATGACAACTGGTATGGAGGCTGACTTCGATACTGGCAACATGCGTTTCAAGGCTCGTGAGCGTTACAGCTTCGGCTTTTCAGATCCTCGTTGTGTATTTGGTTCACCAGGCGCATAACGTACAATTATACTTGTTTAGATGGGGCGGCAGTTGCCGCCCTTTCTTTTTTAATGTATAGTTTTTTTATCCCTGACAGCCCACTGGGGGCTGACACTAGCCACGACAGGAGATAAACATGGCTACTACCACTTTTACTGGACCAGTCCGTTCCGAGGGCGGTTTTCAAGTAACCAATAAGAATGGCACCACTGGTGCAATCACTCAAACAGGCTATTCTGTAAATGCAACAGGACAGCTTATTTCTTTAGGCACTCGCAAAATTCAGACATTTGCAGTGAGCCTAGCTGACACAAATGCAGCATCAGTGACCTATACAGATGATGATGTGTTAGTAGAATTGGGTGAGCTAAATACAGATCATCCAGATGCTTTAGTTACAGCTACCAAGTTTTTCATTCACAAAGTAGTGATTGGTATTACAACCGCTGCCGCTAGTGATGCTAACTCTTTGGCTAATTTGCAGTTAAGTGCAACCTCTGGCACTGCAACAAATGCAGCAATATCATCTGGAACAGAAATTGTGGGCGCTGGCGTTGCGTCATTCAATCCACGCATTTCTGCAACAGATTCAGTTACTGAAGTTGACATCAATCTTGATGACACTGCTGGAAACTTTCATGTGTTTGAGCCAAACATTAGCGCAGCTATTGCAAGCAAGCACTTGTACATGTGTGCAGGAGATGCTTGTGATACAGCCTTAACAGCTTTCCGTGCCACTCTTGAAATAGAATACTCTGTTTACTAGAGGGAGATTAACATGGCGGATGCTGTAACATCACAGACGCTTGTTGATGGTGAAAAAACTGCTGTATTAAAGTTCACCAATATTTCTGATGGTTCTGGTGAGAGCGCTGTTAAAAAAGTAGATGTTTCTGCTTTGGCTAACAATAACGCTGGACAGGCTTGCACTAGAGCTACGATAGAAAAGATTTGGTGGCAGTGTAATGGCATGAAGGTCAAAATACTATTTGACGCTTCTACAGATGATTTTTGTATTGAGTTAGGCGAAAATCAAAGTGGTCATCACGATTACACCAGTTTTGGTGGTTTAACAAATCCAGCAAGTTCTGGTGTTACAGGTGACATCATGTTCACGACTGTAGGCCACTCCTCTGCTGATACATATACCATCATCATGCAAGTGCAGAAGAGCTACTAACTATGGCTCGCAAGAGGGACAAACAACCTCCTAAGACAAAAAAGTATTTCCGCTCCACTAAATCTGGAGCGGGAATGACTAAGGCTGGTGTTGCTAGATACAGAAGAGAGAACCCAGGAAGTAAGTTAAAAACAGCAGTTACAGGCAAAGTTAAACCTGGTAGTAAAGCAGCAAAACGGCGTAAGTCATTTTGCGCTAGATCTGCTGGACAGATGAAAAAGTTTCCAAAGGCGGCTAAGAATCCTAATAGTCGTTTAAGACAGGCTCGTAGAAGATGGAAGTGCTAATGACCCCAGAAGAAGTCCTACGTCAGCTTGAGAAGCATGAAGAGTCATGTGATAAGCGTTATGCTGAGATTCAGCGTCAATTAGATAAGTTAGATATGCGACTATGGGGGATCGCTGCTCTCATAGTGGCAACAGCATTAGCTAATAGGTTTATATAATGGTTATGAACAGAGCGCGGATGAGTAAGCAAATTACTAAGCCGCCAAGCAAAAAAGATCCGAAGGTAGGAACAGGTAAAAAACCTAAAGGCTCTGGCAGGAGATTATATACAGATGAAAATCCCAAAGATACTGTCAGAATTAAGTTTGCGACTCCAGCAGATGCTAGAGCTACTGTTGCAAAAGTTAAAAAGATTAAAAAACCTTTTGCTAGGAAGATTCAAATCCTGACTGTTGGTGAGCAAAGAGCTAAAGTCATGGGTAAAAATGAGGTAGTGAATATTTTTAAGAGGGGCAAAGAGTCTTTACGAAGGAGCAGAAAAAATGCCTAAAGACGCTTGTTATCATAAGGTAAAGGCTCGTTACAGAGTTTTTCCAAGCGCCTATGCCTCAGGCGCAATTGCAAAATGTAGAAAGGTTGGTGCTGCTAACTACGGCACTGGAGGCAAAAAGAAGAAGAAAGCCAAGAAAAAGGCTCTTGGCGGTGTAGTTACAATGAACAATGGAGGGGCAGTTACCAAGGCAAAGCGTCCATCTAGCAATCCTAATATCGCTAGAGGATGTGGTGCCATTATGAGTAACAGAAGAAAAGTTACTCAAAAATCATAGAGGTTTGAATGGAGCCAATTTCGACTGCTTTAGCAGGCTTTGCATTATTTAAAAGTGCAGTCGATGGCATCAAAAGTGTCATTAGCACAGCGAATGATGTATCAGAAATCGCTGGACACATAGACAACCTTTTTGAGGGTGAAAGACAGGTACAACAGAGGCGTAATAAAAAGTCTGGTGTAGGAGTAGGAGATCAGTTTGGTATAAAGTCAGTAGCGCAAGAAATCATAGACGCGAAGCTGGCTAAAGAACAGATGCAAGAAATTGCCAGTATGGTGGATATGAGGTTTGGACATGGCACCTGGTCTTCTATAGTGGCAGAAAGGGCAAAACGCATACAAGAGGCTAAGGAGGCCGCTGCTGCGGCTAGGAGAGAAGCCGCTAAACGTCATAAAGAGTTGCAAGAAAATATAAAACTTGCATTTATGGTAGGTGGAGTAATCATAGTTGCTGTTGGTTTATTCGTTATTCTTATGATTTCTATAGCAAGGGCGATGGGTTTATAAATGGCAGTAAGGAAAACAAAAAGTGGGTTGGCGCTCAAGAGGTGGTTCAAAGAGGACTGGAAGGACCAGCGCACGGGGAAACCGTGTGGGCGTAGGAAGGGTGAAAAACGGGGTACTCCATATTGCCGCCCCACCAAAAGGATTTCTTCTAAAACTCCCAAAACAGCCAGCGAAATGACTGCCGCTGAAAAGCGTAGTAGGATAGCTCAAAAGAAGAGGCTTGGGCAACCAGCAGGTAAGCCAAGAAGGGTGAAGGCATTAAAGAGACGGAAGAAATAGAGGATTTAATTGAAAACTGGGTAATGACAGATCTTAGTGTGGTTGACAAAGCCACAGGATTTGCACCTTGTCCGTTTGCTAAAAAAGCCTATCAGGGTAACAAATTAAAGATTGTTAATTGTGACTCAGACTTTTGGGCAAAAGTAGCTAAAGAGTGTAAAGACTTTGATCCAAATTATTCAGTTGTAATTTGTATTGAAGAAGAGCCATCACAAAGTTACGAGGAGGTTGAGTCTGCTTGCATGGCTTTAAATGAATGGTTCGCTCTTAATAAAATAGATGTGTGGGTTTTATCTTTTCAAACAAATTTTACTATGGTTTTCATACAAAGACTGTCAGAGTTAGATGAAGCTAGTCAAAAGCTAGAAAAAATGGGATACTATGAAAGTTACGATCCTTCAGATTATGTAAAACTAATCTTGAATCGCAGATACCAGTATAGGAGATATGAAAATGGTAGGTGCCAAAAAACAAGCTAAACGCATGCGTGGCGGCGGATCAACTATTCCTAAAAAAATGATGGGCGGCGGAGCTGCTAAAAAAGCCAAGCGTATGCGTGGTGGCGGTATGGCTATGCCTAAGAAGATGATGGGTGGTGGCGCAGCTAAACAAGCATCTAAGAAAATGGGTGTATCTCCTCGTAAAGCTATGGGCATGATGCGCGGTGGTAAAGTCAAAAAGATGATGCGTGGCGGTAAGGCTAAGAAATAATGGCTGTCTCAGGATCAACTGACTTTGAACTAGACGTAAGTGACTATATTGAAGAAGCTTTTGAGCGTTGTGGTTTAGAAGTTAAAACTGGGTATGATTTAAAGAGCGCAAAACGCTCTTTAAATCTATTGTTTGCTGATTGGGCTAATCGTGGTCTTAATCAGTGGACAATAGCACAAAGGACTCAAGCCTTAACTCAAGGCACATCTAGTTACAACTTGGATGCAGATGTTATTGATGTGTTGTCTATGGTTGTTAGACGTAGTGGGTCTGATTTATCAATGAGTCGTATAAGTCGAGACACTTATCTATCAATAAACTCAAAGACTACGCAATCAAGGCCATCTCAGTTTTTTGTTGATCGACAGATAACACCAGCCATAAAGATATGGCCTACACCTGAAAATAGCACAGATACGTTAGTTTATGATTGTTTAACTAGGATTGATGATGCTGACACCTTCACCAATACTGTTGAAGTGCCATTTCGTTTCTATCCTTGTTTAGCCGCTGGTTTAGCTTACTATCTGTCAATTAAAAAAGCGCCAGACAGAATACAGGTTTTGAAGACCATATATGATGAGGAGTTTGATAAGGCTCAAGCAGAGGATCGTGATAGAGCCTCATTTAGTGTGAGTCCTAATCTTCAGTTTTATAGGATAGCGTGATGGGCAAATACGCTGTTGGTAAAAACGCTTATGGCATATCTGACAGGTCTGGTTTCAGATATAGGCTGCGTGACATGCGTAAAGAGTGGAATGGACTCCTTGTAGGCAAAGATGAATATGAGGAGAAACATCCTCAAATACAGCCTGTACGCCGTGCCATAGACGCTGAAGCGTTAAGAGATCCAAGACCAGATACTAATAATATCATTAGTGTGACAGCTTCTTTTCCTGCGTTTGATATAGTGACGTTGTTGTTTCAACCGTTAATACCTGCAATGCGGGGTCAAGTAGGAGATATTACTTTTGGTGGGGATGTTATCACGCCCACTGACGCAACTACTACAGGGGTTTCTGGAACTGGTTCTGTTGGCACCGTTACAGCTTCTGGCACAGGTGTAAGCATAGCTGCGACTTACACAGTTACGGTAGTTAGCACAGGTTATGGTAATAAGTATTATATTGATGGAGTACAACAGGCCACAGTAAACTTATCAGAGGGAAGCACTTATCGCTTTGACCAGTCTGATAGTAGTAATTCTGGTCATCCACTTAGATTTTCTACAACATCAAATGGCACCCATGGCGGAGGTTCTGAGTATACCACAGGTGTAACCACTAACGGCACACCAGGTAGCTCTGGTGCTTACACTCAAATCACGGTTGCCGTTGGCGCACCAACACTGTATTACTATTGCACAAACCATAGCGGTATGGGTGGACAGGCGAACACACCATGAGTTTTACATATTCAACATTAAAAACAGCTATTCAAGACTGGACAGAAAACACTGAATCCACCTTTAAGAATAATCTAAGTTTCTTCATAAAAAACGCAGAAGAGCGCATTTTAAAAGAGGTGGATTTAGATCTTTTTCGTAAAAATGTAACTGGTACAACAACTTCTGGTAATGAGTTTCTTGCTGTTCCAGATGATTATTTGGCCTCTTTTAGTTTAAGTGTTACAAATTCTAGCACTAAAGAATTTGTGTTGTTGAAAGATGTAAACTTTTTGCAAGAGTTTAATCCTACAGGCGCTACTGGTGTACCTAAATATTACGCTCTTTATGATGTTAATAATTTTATTTTAGCGCCGACACCAAATGCGGCTTTTTCAGCCGAACTTCATTATTATTATAGACCTACCAGCTTAACAAATAGTTCATTTACTTTAACAGTAAGCAGTGTAAGTGGAACATTTGTTGCTGGAGAGACAATCACAGGCGGTACAAGTGGTGCCAGCACTACAATAAACTCTGTGCCAAGTGGCACTACAATGATTATCGTTATACCAAGTAATGATTTAACAGTTGGTGAGACTGTAACTGGAGCTACAAGCGGCGCAACAGGAACAGTGGTTTCCACTAGCGCAGACTCAACTTTGACCTGGTTAAGTGAAAACGCTCCAAATACATTATTGTATGGTTCTTTAGTTGAGGCGTATACTTTTATGAAGGGTGAGACTGATATTCTTCAGCTTTACATTGCTAGGTACACTGAGTCTCTAACCAGACTTAGAAATTATGCTAGTGGTGTTGAGAACTCAGACGCATATCGTGAAGGGTTAGTAAGGGCAAATAAAACATGAAGGTAGCCATAGTTGGTCTTGGTGGCAGCTACGCTGACTATATGTCTGCGCGTATTGCCTCTCAAGAATTTGATGAGGTATGGGGCATAAATTGTATCGGCGCTGTTATACACGTTGATAAAACATTTATGATGGATCCTGTGTCTAGGTTTTTAGATACAGAAAACGCAGGAACACAAACAGGTGTTGCTCGTGAGTTTTTAAAAAAAAATAAAAACCCTATATACACTTGTCAGTTAGATGACAGAGTGGATCAATTAAAACTGTATCCCTTAGAAAAAGTAACTAAAGAATTAGGTTATTGTTATTTTAACAATACTGTAGCTTATGCTGTTGCTTATGCAATTTGGAGTAAAGTTACTTGTATTTGTTTATATGGCATAGATTACACATACAAAAATGTAAGTATGGCAGAGTCTGGTAGAGCTTGTGTGGAGTTTTGGTGCGGTATAGCCGCAACTAAAGGGATTAAGTTGGAGATAGCGCATAGATCTAGCTTGTTAGACACAAATGTACCAGATAATGAAAAATTATATGGTTATCATAGATTAGATGATCCGCTTGTGCAAACAGTGCAAGATGGCAATTTAATGATTGTTAGACAATCAGAATTTAAATCGCCAGAGCCTATTGAACATGAACCTGTAATTTTTGGAAGGCATGACAATGTTTGAAGTTAATATTGGATCTGTAGGATCAGTTAATGTTGTATCGTCTGATAATGGCGGATTATCTAATGATCAAATAGCTGACATGGCGGCAGATAAAATCATGTATATATCTGATGAAGCTCCTGAACCGATTAGATTGCAAGCTGAAGCTTTTAAGGATAGAGTTAGGAATTTAGTCCAATATTATGTAGAGTTGGCTAGAAGAGAAGAACGTGCTACAATTTGCGCGAAGGTCCGTGAGGCGGGTCAACATCAATTAGCTGACGCTATAGGGAGACTGTAATGGCAATAGCACAAGCAATGTGTACCGCATTCAAACAAGAGTTGATGTTGGGTACGCATAATTTTGCAACAAATGGCAACGCTTTTAAGCTTGCTTTATATGCAGAAGGCAGCGGTGGAAAGTCTAGCACTACTGCTACTTTAGGAGCAACAACCACTGCATTTACCACGACAGGTGAAGTAGCTTCTAGTGGCACATATGCTACAGGTGGTGGAACACTTACAAAAGTCGCGCCAACTACATCTGGAACCACAGCATTTACTGATTTTGCTGATCTTAGCTTTACCACAGCTACAATTACTGCAATGGGCGCTTTGATATATAACAGCACTAACAGCAACAAGGCCGTTGCAGTTTTGGACTTTTCTTCAAATAAAACCTCAACCTCTGGCACATTTACCATTCAGTTTCCAACAGCCGATGCAAGTAACGCTATTATTCGTATAGCTTAACGGAGTGACGCGGTGACTGTATCTGGATGGGGTAGAGGCACTTGGGGCGAAGGTGCTTGGAACCAAGCCATACCAATTACTGTCACGGGTGTTTCAGCTACAGCCTCCGCTGGTGCTGTAACCCCAGCAGGAACTGTTCTGCATGTACCCACGGGCGTAGCAGCCACTGGAGCCGTAGGAAACTTAACTCTTACAGGCACAGCCCTTTTTTCAGTTACAGGTGTGGCAGGAACTTCTGCTCTTGGCGATGAACAAACCAACGCTGGAGCAAGGGTAATAGGTGTTGGCGCTGTAGCCACGACAAGTTTAGGAGAAGAGGGGATTACGGGATCTTCTCTTTTATCTCTCACAGGAGTTTCAAGCGCAGCCGAATTAAGCACTGGAACGGTTACTTTCCCATTATCTATAGGAGTTTTTCCGACAGGGGTTACAGCGACAGGAAATACTGCTATAGTTCTCGTGTACACGGATGTTATACCGTCACAAACGCCAAATTGGGTTTCTGTGGCAGGTGTTACAACAATTTGGAGTGATGTAACGCCGTCACAAACACCGTCTTGGACAGATAAGGCGGCATAGGAGTAATAAATGGCAAGCTCGTTTAGTACAAACCTTGGCATAGAAAAGCCAGCTACAGGGGAGTTATCTGGTAGTTGGGGCGATGTCACCAACTTTAATTTTGACATATTTGATAGAGTTTTAGGTGCTTCAGATCTTACTGCTTCAGACCTCACGACAGACCTCACCATACGATTAGGATCTCCTACATCTGGACAAAGTAATGTTCAAACAGGCATGTTTGCTGTAATAAACCTTAAAGACAGTGGTTCTGACTTAGGCGGCACTAATGTTGTAACAATCGCGCCTAACACCGCTACTAAATTTTTTATAATTAAAAATTCTTTGACGGGCAGCAGGGCAGCCACCATAAAACAAGGAACAGGATCTACAGTGTCTATACCAAACGGAACAACGGACATTGTATTTTGTGACGGGGCTGGGTCTGGAGCCGCTGTCACGGGGGTTGCAGCCTCTTTAAATATTGCAGACAATACTGAGGTGGCTGGTACAGCTACTGCTTTAGCCATAGCTTTAGGATAGGAGTTAAAAATGGCAAATGATGGATCCGCAACAATACAGGCGACAGTTTTGCCAGACGAGATTGCTAAGACCTTTTCTGCAAGCATGACTGTTACTCCTGCTGATGCCAACGATAAGTGGTATTACAAAAAGACTAGCGTTTCTAACTCAAGCACAGACTTGATCGCTGGTAATTACACAGATTACACCGCAGTTGACGATGACACAGCACCTACCGCTGTGGCTACGGGTGACAAAGTAAAGTTCTTGTTTATCAAGAATGTAGATACCAACAGCCGTAGCATTTATATAGTTTTGGATGCTGGCACGGCATCATCTAGTGCAACTGATGGTATTACGATTGGTCCAAGCGAGGCTTTTGTAGCCAGACTGCCAAACACAACCGTAGCGGATATACACGCTATTTCATCTGCATCAACAGCCGAAGTCATAGTATGTGCTTTACTAGATGATGTAAGTGAATAAGGAGTAGAACATGGCTAATACCTTTAAAAATAAGGTGTTCAACGGTGGATCAGCCAGTGCCAATTCAGATATGGCTGTTTACACCGTGCCAAGTTCTACCACTACCGTTGTTATTGGTCTGACCCTGGCGAACACTTCATCTTCTCAAATCACTGCTGACATAAAGCTAAACGCTGGAGATATGGTGTTTCTGGCAAAAGACATACCGATTCCTGCGGCATCTAGTTTTGAATATATGGCAGGTAACAAGATTGTCATGGAGACAGGGCATAGCCTGATTGTGCAAAGTGACACGGCAAACAGCTTAGATACTGTAGCGAGTATAATGGAGATCACTTAATGCCACTTCTTGGAAACACATTAGTATCCAGTTTCAAGGCTAGACCTACTCGGCAGGAGTTTAGTGGTGATGGATCTACCACCACATTTACCTTGAATCAGACAGTTCGTGCAGAGGATGTGGTCGTTTCCGTAGATGGAGTGGTTCAGGAACCAACTGGATCATATACCATACCTGATGGCACTACTTTGACTTTTAGTGCCGCGCCATCAAGTAACTCCGGCAACAATATCTTTGTTATGTACATGGGTGTATCCTCTGGATCCATTTCACCTGCCGCAGAAAACAGAGGCAACTTTAAGTCTGGTGGTATCTTTCGTACAAACAATCAAAGCCTGACTGTAGACACCACTATCCTAGCCACAGAGAACGCCAACGTAACTGGTCCGTTTACTGTGGCTTCTGGTGTTACACTTACAGTCGAATCTGGCGGGACGTTGGTGACGCTATGAGTACATTAAAAGCAGATACCGTACAAAGCACAGGCGGTGGCGCGACTACGTTGACGAAGCAAAGTGCGGCAAAATGTTTTGGTAGTTGTGACTTTTCAACAAACTCAACAGCCGATTTACTTTCTGGGAGTCTAAATGCTTCTGGTTTAACTGATAATGGCACTGGTGATGGAACGATAGCCTTTACAAACAATTTTAATTCTACCACACATGCGTTTCAATTTAATGTTGCATTTGATAGCGGTAGTGCAAATGATGATGTTGGTAATGTTGGTCATTACAGGCAAGCTAGGTCAGCTTCCAGTATGAGATTTGTGGCGCAAGTTCCAAACACACTTGCTGCGGATGACTCTGAACATATTACGTTCACAGTTCACGGAGACTTAGCATGAGTGAGGTAAAAACAGACAAACTTACTGGCGTAGGCACGGCTGGGTCTATTGTAGTCACGGGTGAAGGTAATAGCACAACCACTAATCTTCAGCAAGGGTTGGGGAAGGTTTGGTGTAACCAGACTAATGGAACAACCATAAATGATTCGTTCAATACAAGTTCTGTTGATGATAATGGAACAGGATCTTACGAAACTAATTTGACCAGCAGTATGTCTAGCAATGATTACGCAAGAAATGCTTTAGGTGGCACAGGTGGATATAGAACAAGTATAGATACTATCTCTCACGCTTCAAACACAGCATCAAGTATATACACCTATTGTGCCAGGACAGACACTGGTGCGGCGATTGATGTTGACGATGTAAGTTCTTTAGGGCATGGAGACTTAGCATAATGGCACTAGGAAAAATAAAAGCAGATACCCTAGAACATAGCACCTCCGGCTCTGTAGATACAAAGTTTGTTGTTGAGGGTAGTGCGAAAGCACGAGGTCATTTTGAGGGTAGTGATGCGACTTTGGATGACAGCCTAAATACATCAAGTTTAACAGATAACGGCGGCAATGGTAGCTTCTCACCGCAGCTAACAAGTAGTTTTGCAAATGTAAATTATTCAGCAGTAACAGAATGTGCAAATACTTCTAATACAGCAAGTAACAGTGGTTCTAAAGCGCAGACATACGCGACAGGTAGTTTTAACATAGTAACCACTCAAAACGGTACAGGAGCTGATATAGATGATACTATTTACATAGCAGTTGGAGACTTAGCATAATGGAAACACCAGAGTTTCAAGGCACACATTTATGGGACAGACTCTGCTGGGCAAAAGAAAACCTAGAGGGTTATCAGTCAGACTATCGTGTAGTGTACGAAGATAGCGTTGATGAGTGCGCTAAAGTTCTTATCCCTGACCCCAACTGGATGGCTTGTGCGTTGCAGGGCGGTATCCTGCCACCAGTGCAAGTATACTGGGAACTAGCCAAAGATGAGGCACAGCCCGACTTTAAGAAGCACACAAGAGGATATTTGCTTCATAACACAGAGCCTGTTGAGGCGATGACAGAAGAGCAAGCAATCGAGTATTTGATTATGAAAGACTGCCCACAGCACGTTTGGCGTGAGTGGGATAGCGGAAACAAACCAAAACTGGTAATATGCCGCAAAGAACAGCTTCCAGCGACAAGAGAGTGGCGCAACGCTTGGAAGATTAGTGAAGAACTAGCCACTGATGAAACCGTAGCCGCATAGGAGAAACCTCATGGCACCAACAACATATATCGTAGATAAGGACGGTAATCAGATTGATGCTTCAACCGCTACCGTTCCATCAGACCGTCACTTCAGAGGCGCATGGACTCTGAATGGCAAAGTCATCTCTGAGGACATGACAAAAGCCAAAGAAATATTTAAGGATAAAATTCGTGAAGTACGTCAGCCACTGCTTGATGCAGAAGATGTCGTATATATGAAAGCATTAGAGGCTGACGATGCCTCTGCAAAAACTGCATCTGTAGCTAAGAAGAAGGCTTTGCGTGATGCACCAGCCGCTTCAGCGATTGACAATGCAGATACGATTGCAAAATTAAAAGCCGCTTGGGACACATCTGTATTGGGTGACAGCCCTTACGCATAAGGAAATAAGTTATGGCACTGACTCAAGTAATAGGCACAGGTATTGGTGCAAGTAACACTGTCACTTCTGAGGGCGGTGCTGTAACTACTTCTTTGCAACAGGGTTTGGCAAAATGTTTTGCTTTCTTTGACCAGAGAACAGGCAATGTGCTTCGTGATTCATTTAACACCAGCTCTGTATCAGATGAAGGTGCTGGTGATGCTCGTTGGAATATAACCAATGCAATGTCCAGTGTTTACAGCAATTTAAGTGGCACAACAGCTAGAAGTGGTACTCACGGTCTTTCAGGCGGTGGGGGTAATATGATGCTCAGTACATCACAATGGAGAGTTGTTACATCAGAGTCTGAATCACAAACTACTGAAGATGCAGAGTGGTCAGCGACAGGACATGGAGACTTAGCGTAATGCCATACATAGGAAAATCTCCAGAGTTTGGTGTTCGCAACCGCTTCGTGTATCAAGCCACAGCTAGTCAAACGACATTCAGTGGCAGTGATGGCGATGCGAAGACACTAAAGTATACAGATAGCCTGTATATGGACGTATATCAGAATGGTGTGCTTCTCAAGCCTGGAACTGATTATGCAGCTACGACAGGCACAAGTGTTGTATTAGTTACAGCCGCCAGCTTAAACGACATTGTTGAGATGGTGGTCTATGATACCTTTGCTATATCCAGCAGTTACACAAAGACAGAGAGTGACACACGCTATCCGTTCAAGGGAAACAACAGCATCATTCGCTTGAATGGGCAGACTATCTCTGCTGACATCACGATTGACAGCGATGAGAATGGCGTGTCGGCTGGTCCGATTACACAGAACGCCACAGTCACCGTTAATGGCTATTGGAGTATCGTATGACCAGTGTATTGAATGTGGATACTATTGCTGACAAGGCGGGTACTGGTCCAGTTGCGCTAACTAAGCAAGAAGCGGCAAAGGCATGGATAAACTTAAACGGTAATAGCACTATTGCAGCTCGTGATTCACTTAATGTGAGCGGTATAACAGATGAGGGGACGGGTGAATATACCGTAGCGTTTTCGTCAAGCTTTGCGAATGTAAATTTTTGCACAACACAAGCGCACGAATATTCAATTGATGCTACTGGTAATTCAAGTTTTATGAGTTTTTATACATACACTGCTTCAAGCATTAGAGTTGAGTTGCACTATAGTGGAACAAACTATGACCATGAAATAATATTAATGGCCTCAACAGGAGACCTCGCATAATGGCTAGTATCCTCAAAGTAGATACCATAACAGGTGTAACCACCGCTGGCTCTATTAGCGTTACTGGCGAGGGCAACTCAACCACGACTAATTTACAGCAGGGGTTGGCAAAGGTTTGGTCTACTCAATCAGCAGATGGAACCTCTACCCTAGACAGTTTTAATGTTACAAGTATTGCTGACACAGCCACTGGAAAACAAACGATAAGTTTTGCAAACGACTTTGCCAATGCAAACTATTGCACTAATTTGTCTAACACTGGTGGCACTACTAGATTTGTTGGTACTAGCTCAGAAGCTACAGGTTCTGTTTTATGTTTTAGTTTTGCTGCAAATAATACTGGATTTGAGGATGGGCAAATTGCAACTCAAATTAAAGGGGACTTAGCATAATGGCAAGCGAACTTAGAGTTAACACCCTAAAGGATGCCAGCGGTAATAATAGCGTGGCTTTGTCTACTGTTGCAGAGGGTAGTGCGAAGGCATGGATGCACTTGGATGGTAGTGCAACTTTTGATGGGTCTGACACTGAAATAAAAGAAAGTTTCAATATAACAACGACAACAGATGAAGGAACAGGTTATTACGCATACGCATTTGTTAGTGCATTTTCAAATGCTAATTTTTCAGAAACTTATGGTACAGGACAGGATGAAATACGGTTAGAAATTGCTAATAGAACAGCATCTGCATCTGGCGTTAGAGTTCAAGGTAGCGATGGCACTCTTACTGATAATGGTTACGTTATGACAGCGGCACACGGAGACCTAGCATGAGTAAAGCAGCAGAACTAGCGGCACTTATTGGGTCGCAGACAGTCACATCAAACCGAAACTTTATCATTAACGGTGGGATGAGAATTGCACAGCGTGGCACATCAACAGCTTCAATTACTGGTGCTGGAGTTTATGTCATTGATAGATGGGAATTGGATGAAGTGGCAGACTCAACTCTTACTATGTCGCAAGAAACACTTACAACTGGTGTTGCTTTTGATGCGGGATTAAATCATAGTTTAAAAGTTCTAGTTACAGGTGCAGATACAAGTATTGGAAGCAGCCAAGCTGTGCAGTTAATGCAAAGTATAGAAGCACAAAATTTACAAACTTTAAAGTTTGGAAGTTCTGGTGCTAGAAATTTAACATTATCCTTTTACTACAAAAGTAATGTAACTGGTGTCCACACAGTGTGTATAGATAAAATAGATTCTACGAGAACTACCTGTCCATTAGAATTTACCGTTTCATCTGCTAATACTTGGGAAAGATATATCTTAAAGGCCGTTGCAAATTCCGCTGTTCAAGCCTCTTCTGGTGCTATTGCAAATGATAACGGACAAGGTTTTAGAGTAATGTGGGGATTAGCCTACGGTTCAGATTACCTGAGTGGAACAAGTGGCACTTGGGAGCAAAATGGTACAGCTAGTTTCTCAACATCGAATCAACAGAACATTGTAGGCGCGGCAGATAATTATGTTGAACTTAGCGGTGTTCAGCTTGAGATAGGCGATGTAGCTACAGCGTTTGAACATGAAGATATTGGCACCACGCTTAGAAAATGTCAGAGGTACTATGTAAAAGAGGCGGGGACTATTTATGGTGGACAATACAATACATCTAGTGGCTTTGCGGGGTTAAGAAGTTTGCCTGTCACCATGAGACAAGCACCAGCTTTAGATTATTCTGTTGTAAGAACAACTTCTGGGTTAACGGCTTATGTTTCAACCAATTCAGCTCAATATGCTATGACTGCTGCAAATCCATATGTTACTGGTCTTGAAGCTGATGCGGAGTTTTAGAGATGTCAAAGTATACGATAACAAACGCACAATATTATAATGACTTTGACGGCAAAAAACTTGGTGTAAGAGCCACCGTAAACGGGAAATCATGGCATATTCCACTTGATCCAGAAAACAGGTTTTATGCAGAAATCCTGCGCCAAGTAGATGCTGGCGAATTAACCATAGCAGATGCGGATTAATGGATGCCTCTAAGCAAACTGCAATTCAAACCAGGAATAAATAGAGAGGGTACAAACTACTCTAATGAAGGCGGCTGGTTTGATGGTGATAAAATTAGATTCCGTAATGGATTGCCAGAGCGCATAGGTGGTTGGACTCGTGTATCTAATACACAAGTTACAGGCACACCTCGTAAAATATTTGATTTTGTAACATTAGACTCACAAAACCTTTTATTCATAGGAACAGAGCAAAAAGTATTTTTAGAAAATGCTGGCACTTTTAACGACATAACACCTATTAGATCTACCGTCAGTCTTGGCGCAAACCCCGTAAATACCACGGGTGGCGCAGGAAGTGGTGTTGTCACAATCACGACACAAGCTTCTCATGCTGCATCAACTGGAGACTTCGTAACTCTTGCATCTCTCACCGCGACAGATGGTATAACAGCCGAACAGCTTAACACAGAACACAAAATAACTTCTGTGCCTAGCACCACCACATTTACCATTACTACAACAGGATCAGCTAGTTCAGGTAGCACCGCAGGCGGCGGCTCATCTGGCACAGCAGCATTTCAAATAGGCGTAGGTCTTAACAGTACGGTTCTTGGTGCTGGTTGGGGTGCAGGCACATGGGGTCGATTTACTTGGGGTTCCGCTGCTGGATCTTTGTCTGGTCAAACTTTGCGTTTGTGGTCAGTAGATAATTTTGGTGAAGATCTTTTGTTTAACAACATGGATGGGTCAATATTTTATTGGGATGCAACTAATGGCACAAGCACAAGAGGTGTTTTACTTAGTAGCTTAGCTGGCGCTAGTGATGTTCCTATTGTAGCTCGTAAGCTTTTAGTTTCTGATGTTGACAGGCACGTTATTGTTTTTGGCACTAATCCAATAGGAAGTGCGACTCTTGACCCATTACTTATTCGTTTTGGCAGTCAAGAGTCTTTAACAGATTTTACGCCATCTGCTGAAAATACAGCGGGGGATCTAAGATTATCAAAGGGTAGTGAGATCATCACCGCCATACAAACCAGCCGTCAGATACTTGTATTTACAGATCAATCTTTATACACCATGCAGTTTTTAGGACCGCCATTTACTTTTGGTGTTTCTTTGCTTGGTGATAATATTCGTATAGCTGGTCCCAACACCGCAATTGCTGTGAATGATGTGGTATTCTGGATGGGTCAAGAAAACTTCTATCTGTATGATGGACGTATTCAAGCCATACCTTGCAGTGTTCGTGACTTTGTGTTCAATGACATGAACAACCAACAGTCCTTTAAATTTCATGCTGGCTCCATAGGCAGTCAAACTGAAATATGGTGGTTTTATGTATCCTCTGGAGCTACAGAGATAGATCGTTATGTGGTTTATAATTACGGACAACGCATTTGGTACTATGGTAGTTTAGTTCGTACAGCTTGGAATGATAGAGCCTCTGGCCTTCGTAGCTTCCCACAGGCCACAGGCGCAGATTTTTACCTTTATGATCACGAAAACGGTTTAGATGACTTTAGCACAGGTAGCGCTGTTGCAATCAATGCGTTCATTGAATCATCAGATTTTGATATAGGTGATGGTCAACAATTTATGCTTGTTAATAGAATATTGCCAGATCTTAGCTTTTCAGGTTCTACGACTGGTAGTCCAGCCGCGTTATTTACCGTGAAAAGCCGTGATTTTGGTGGAGATAACTTCACTGAGTCACCATCTGGCAGCGCCGTTAGAACGGCTACAAGCCCTGTTGAGCAATACACTGACAAGATTGATCTTCGCGCTCGTGGTAGACAAATGGCTATTCGTGTGGAGAATACAGCAACTGGCGTTAACTGGAGACTTGGTGCGCCTAGACTTGACGCGAGAGCAGATGGCAGACGATGACAAAAAAAATTGTACGCCCTATCTTGCCCATAGCGCCTGATCAATATGATCAAGTGTTTGTAAATCAATTAGCTAGGACGTTAGAACAACTTATTGATGAAGTCAGATCAGCAGATGTAAATTTCCAAGGCATATCTGGTTCAGGTGCAGCTAACATATTGGAAGCAGGTGATTTTTACGTTGGGGAAGCTGGCTTTATAAGAATAGTAGAAAAGACAGAAATATACTCTGGAAGTGTTCAAGGGACAACCGCCGTAGGCACAGTGACTATAACAACGTCATAACTTGTGGAGATTGCCTAATAATGTTAAGGTTCAAACACGAACAATTGTTCATACTAAAGGGATCCAGTCATGGGATTATTTGACGATCTTGTAAAAGTAGCGTTACCCGTAGCCGCTGGAGCCTTTCTTGGCCCTGCTGGTCTTGGTGCTGGTGGTTTATTCAGTGGGACTGCACTCGCTGGTTTAAACCCTGCTGTGCAAAGCGCCTTACTTACAGGCGGTCTTGGCTTGCTTACAGGACAAAAGCCAAAAGATGCTCTTAAATCAGCGTTACTTGGTGGCATTGGTCAAGCTGCTTTTGGTGGTATGGGTCAAGCTGGTCAGGCCGCAGGACAAACCGCAGGATCAGCGGCAGGGGCTACAGGCGCGGCTGGTGCGGCTACTTCTAGTAGACCTGGATTCCCAACAACTCCAGGTGCAGCCGCTATGAAAGCTGCCAGAACAGTTACTCCACCTCCATCAATTGAACCTGTGGCAGCCAAAACATTTTCTGGTGAGCTATTGCAGGGTTTGGGTATGGCTGGTGATCCTGGGCAAGAAAATTTATTGTTTAAATTGTTAAATACTAATATGGGCGAAGGATTAGCCGCTGGTCTAGTTGCAAAATTACTCGCTGGTGACGATGATGAGGATGTTGATAACAGAGGATCATTTGAGCGCCGTCCTTATGGCGCTGGTGGTCCTGGGGGTAAGCTTGGCGGTATAAATTACGCTCAAGGCGGCATAGTGCAACATTTTAATCAGGGCGGTGCGATGCAGAATTATCCAGCAAATCCGCCTAGAAGAGACGGTCCCATTAATCCATATGAAGGATCAGGTACAAAAGATGATGTACCAGCGTTGTTAACGGCTGGTGAGTTTGTGATGACCCGTGACGCTGTTAAGGGCGCAGGTGGCGGTGATTTAAATCAAGGTCTTAACAGAATGTATAACATGATGGATAAATTTGAGGCGATGGCATAATGTCCACACAAACTATAGAAAATGTACAAAGACTCGCCCCTTATCTTGAGGGTCTTGAAAAACGTCTACTTGGCACCGCCTTTGGTGAATTTAGTGGCTCTACACAGACAAGTCCTGGTCTTTTAGACACACCAATAAATCTACCACCACGACAAGTTGCTGGGTTTGATCCGTTACAAGAGCAAGCTTTTGCTCTAGCCCCTGAGTTAGTAGGTTCATACGCTCCGTTTATATCAGGCGCGGCTGGTCAGACCCTTGGTGGTCAGGCTGCTTTAGGCGCTGGACTTGGAATGCTTGCAGACCCAACTGCCGCAGTAGCGCAGTTTATGAACCCTTATCAGTCTAATGTAATTGATGAGATAAACAGACAGGCCAACATAGGTAAACAAAAAAGAGCCGCACAAGCTGTGCAATCTGGAGCGTTTGGTGGTTCAAGACAAGGCATCATGGAAGCCGAAGCAGAGGGACGTAGATTAGCCGCCATTGGTGATGCACAGCGTAAAGGCTTTAGTGACGCTCTAACCGCTTCTCAGAGGGCTGCACAGCTTATGGGCGGTCTAGGGCAAGCATTTGGCGGTCTTGCTGGCACAACGGCAGATTTGGGTCGAGTCCAATCTGAGCTTGGTCGCGCTGATCTTGGTATGTTATCTGGTCTTGGTGAAACAGGACGTTTATTTGATCAACAAGTTTTAGAGGCAGAGCGTTTAAATCAAATGCAAACTGCACAAGAGCCATTTAAGAGACTGGAGATTGGTCAATCATTGCTTAAAGGCATACCAAGTGCAGGTCTGCAAAGCAGCTTCCGAACCACCACAGAGCCATCAGCCAATCCGTTCTTGTCTGGTATTGGTGTATACAGCGCCTTGCAAGGAATACAGCCCTCTGGCGGATTTGGTAAATAGGGGAACGTAGATGGCGGTAACTCCAACAAGAGGTTCACCAATTGGTGCGGTCAGCGTAGGCACGACTGACGACTTTTTCACTGATGATCTTCAAAAAAGGTTAGCGAGATTATCTACCGCTGGTCTACGCACAACCCCACAAAGTCAAGTGATAGATAAAGATGGGAATGTTCTTGGCACAGTAGCTGATTTTACGCCTCCTCCTACAACTTTAGATAAGGTTATGGCTCTTGGATTAAGATCAGGAGGAATATCAGATGCGTTATCTCCTTTAGGAGATGCTATAATGGGCAGGAGCAGTAATTTAGGCATACTTCCATTATCTCCAATGACAGGTGATAGAGATACAATTGGTGGAGAGCTTCTTCAAGGGTTAGGCAACATAGGATTAGCTGGATTAGAAGGTCTTAGAAGAACCGCTGAGACTGTTTCAGAGGTGCCTTTTGCTCTCGGCAGAGGTTTAGGCACTGAATCAGAATCAGCATACATGCGTAGAATGAGACAGCTTGCAAGTGATCCTAGAAGACCGGGCGAAGGAGTGCCTGATTTCGTTGGTGGATCTCTTCAGCCAGATATAGGAATTGATGACCCGCGTAGTCCTATAGCTTTTGGTCCTAGCTATCAACAGACTCCAACTGATGTGGATCAGGATGCTGCTATCAGGAGTCAGATTAGACAGGCTCAAGACATCACAGAAGAGCAAGGTATCTTTGGTGATACTAGACAGCCAGGTATGGGTGTCCCTGATTTTGTTGGCGGTGTGCCATCATCCAGAGAGGAAATAGCACAGGCCATAGCAGCATCTGATCAGCCTAAAGGAGATCCTAGAACTGGCGAAAGAGAGAGAGCTTTGGCACAAGGCATGCCTCAGGCTGATGAAACAACACCATTAAAACAAACTGACGGTTCAAATGTGGAGGGCGCAGACAACCCTGTGAAGCAATCTACTGTTGCGGCTATTAATGATGTATTGAGACAGGTAAAGCCAGATGCAAAGCCTCAAGATTATGATGACTACATGAAAGAGTTTGCTGATTTAACTGGTTTAGATGTTTCTGGTCAGCCAGACAACAGTCAAGCTCTTATGGCATTTGGCTTGGCATTAATGCAGAACAAAGCTGGTAAAGGATTTAACGTAGGCCGCATGTTGTCAGAAGTGGGAGCGGCTGGTGAAAAAGCTATGCCAGCACTGGAAGCGGCTCGTAAAGAGGCCAAGCAAACCAGAATTAAAGCGGCTGAGTTTGCCATTAGTCGTAAAGACAAAGATGAGGCACAAATGCTTAATAGACAGCAATACTTTGTGCTTCCAAAAGACGGAAAGGGATTCGCTTCAAATATTAATAAAGCAGAATCAGAATATCTTAATCCTCTTGAATTAAACGCTATGGTAACAGATAAGGCGTTTACTGATAAGTTTGAGATTATACCTGGATCACAATTTAATGCTATTCGTAAAGAGGCTATGAAAGGCACAGAATTAGGTGATCAGTATAGAGACAAGCCTGAAATGGTTCCGTTGTTAGCAGGAGCAAAAGATCTTTTAAAAGTCCCTGTATTCTATGAAAGCCCTAATTATAAGGGGCCAAGAACAGGAGTTAGTTATGTGCCGCAAGATGCAGCTAAAAGATCTTTAGGCGAAATAAATAGAATGAACGCTAATTTAAATAGAGCGGAAGATCAAATTGTTGAGTTGGTTACAACTATTAATTCTGAAGGATTAACTTCAAGTGGAGGTGCTGTTACTATCTTTGATCAAACTAAAGATGGTTTAGTTTCCTTTGGCAGATCAATTGGTGTTGACTTTGGAGAACCTGGTAAGCTTACCAAAAGTCAGAAAATACGTCTCATATTTGATCGTATTCAAGCACAATATGCTCCACAAATTCTTCAAGAAGCTGGCAAAACCATATCTGACGCAGATAGAGCGCGTGTTGAGCAAATTGTTGGTGGGTTGGACGCTGTAACATCACCAGAACAATTGACTGACAAGATAAGAAGAATACATGAGGACATTATTGGTTTAGGCAGAGCAAATGTTCAACAAGCTTACAATAATCTACAAGACATGACTGATTATGATATATCTAAATTATTGCCAAGAACTCAAACTACAGCGAGCCAGGCGTTAAATGAAGACGAACGAAAAGAACTAGAAGCCCTTCGTAAAAAACAAGGTATCACCTAATGCAGGACTTTGAAGAGTTGCAAATAAGAAAAGCTCTTGAGTCTGGAAACCTTGATGCAAGAACAGAACTTGCAGCGAGAAAAGCTTTAGACTCTAACCCTGATGATGTTAGTTCAGTATTAGCAGCTTTATCTCCACAAGAAGATTATTCTGGAATCACTGATTTTAGAACAGGAAATCCCTTTGACTCTATACAAGTAAGTCAAAAAGCAACTGGGTTCAAAGGTTTTGCATCAGAAGATGTAGACACGAAATCTGGCATACAAAACGCTGGACTCCGTGCAGAACTGTCTTTAGCAGAAACAGACGATGATCAAGTCGCTGTGCTGAGAAGTTATGGACTGGATCAAACTGACTTTGCTCGTGACAATCGAGGTCGTTTAGCCGTAACGCCTGAAGGAGCAAAGAAGCTTGGCGTCAATACAGAAAAGCTGACTCTGATTGATGAAGAAGGTTTTAGCATGAATGACCTATCTGACTTAGCTGGCATAGCGCCAGAAGTCATTGGTGCTGTTGGCGGTGCCATAACTGGTCAAGCACTTATACCCATTCCTATTCTTGGTGCAGCCTTAGGTGCTGGGTTTGGTGCTGGCGGAGGTCAAGCTGTTGAAGAAGTGTTTGAAGCTGTTCGTGGCACACAGACACAGACAGATGAAGAAGTATTAAAAGACGTTGCTACAGAGGCAACGATAGGCTTCTTAGCTGATGCTACCTTTGGCGTACTAGGCGCTGGTATAAGGGGCGTAAGAGGCACTGTGAGGCCCGGCAAAGGGCTTTCTGATGAAGAGCTTAAAACTGTTGGCGAATCTCTTGAAGCAGGTATTGTTCCAAGCTTGGGTGCTATCAGAGCGCCAGCCCTTATAGCTAGACAACAAGCAATAGCTGAAAAGACGTTTGGAACGTCAAAGCGTTTAAAGAGAAACAACGAAATATTACAAGCCAAGATTGCAGATCTGAGAGCAAGAGTCGGCGCTGCCTCTGATGAAGAGGTCGGTGAGATTATACTCAACGCCACAGGTAAACAGGCTGCTGTCTTAAAACAAGCTGAAAGAGAGGCACAAGAGGCAGTGCTTAAAACTCTTGATGACTTGGCGCAAGACATTGGTGCGGCGGCTGAAAGAAATGTTAATCTTGAACGTGAAACATTTGACATATTGACCAACGCACAAAAAACTTTTGATGATCAAATGAATGTTTTATTTAAGCCAATTGACGATGCGCTTGAATCTAGGATTGGAACATCAAAAATTATCCCTGTGGGGAGAACCATAGAATTAGCAAAAGAGGCTGGAAAAAGAGAAGCATCTGGTATTGTCGCTGGAACAAGGCCGATGTTGAGAGATGCAATTAATGCGGTCAACACATTAAAAAACACAGACTCTTTTCAACAAATATATACGACTAGAAAAACATTAAATGACATTCTAGCTAAATCTGATGGCCGTCAGGCTAAATACATATCCGAAATGATAAAAGAATTGGATAAACAATTAACAGTTGGAAACATAGACGATTTAGCTAGGTCAGCAGGTAAAAGCTTTGGTTCAGATGATTTTGATATATTGCGTAGAGCCAGTGAGAGGCTTGACACGGCTAGAGGTCAATATAAACGTGGAGCCGATATATTTGATCAACTTGAAACTGCTGGTGTAATTAAAAGATTAAGACAAAAGACAGACAGAGGTGAGAGAATCAGCATTGATGATGTTCGTATGGAACGGATCATTAAAAATGATAAACCTGACGTTTTGTCTCGCACATTAAAAGCTGTAAGAATAGCGGCTGGCGGCTCTGGTAGAGAAGCGGATGCAGCGGCTGAACAATTTAGACAAAAGCTTGCTGGTGAGTGGTTAAGAGATGCTTTAGATAAATCAGGCATTAGTGCTTTAGATAATTATGCCCCAGAGACGTTTAAGGGTGCTGCTTTTGCTAGATCAATCAATAATCTTGGACGCACAGCAGATGAGTTGTTTGGACCTGACGCTAATAAGATAAGACAGCTTGCAAAACAAATTGATCGCACATCTTTATCTAAAATGGATCAAGCAACAGTTAGCAGAATACTGCAAGAGGGTGGGGATGAAAATCTTGTTGGTATGATGCAAGGTGTAGTAAATGCACAGAAACAAATATTTCAAGCAGACAACAGTGCCGCTTTCCAAAAGCTTGCGTCTGGCAGGTTAAACTCTGTTGAGGCCGCAGATCTCATAGCTCATAGATCAACCAGTGCAGCAGACATTAGTAAAATCGTTAAAAGCTTTGAAGGTGATCAAGCCGCGTTAGATAAGATACGCGGTAATTACATGGAAAGGCTGATTGAGGATTTTGGTGATGGCCTAACTACTGACGGAAAAGCTCTTGGTGATTTTGCTAAACGCATATTAGACGCAGATGAAAGTGGAAAATTAAAAGCTATCTTCGATGAGGGCATGGCTGATGATATGGTGTCTTTTGCAAAGATACTGGAGTTTAATGCCAGAACTGTTAAAGGCGGTGACTTGGTTGCAGCCAACATTGCGGCAAGTCCTCTACAAAATTTAGATAAGCTATTAAAGTTAAGTATTGTTGGCAGAGTATTCTCTTCTGGTGGATATTACGATGATATTCTGAAGCAGTATAAGAAACAGATCAAAGGTGAAAATCCAGAGGAAAGAGCTAGAACTTTGGGCAGACTCATGTCTCAAGCTTTCACGAATGCTTCTATCCAAACTCCTCCACAAGTCATACAAGAAGGCGCTCGTGAAGCCGAAAGACAGATCTCATCTGTGATTGATAGCTCTGGCATAGGCGAACAATTGTCCGCGATACAAGGTCAAATGACTCAACCAAACGCAGCATCTGGTCTTGGATCAGTAAACGTAACACAACCCACAGCTCCAGCAGGAACCAGTACAATTCGACAGCAAGCAGCGGCGAATCCTGGTGTAGCTCAAGCTCTGGGAATAACAGGCTCTACAGCAGCCTTGTTGGGGAATCCATAATGAACAAAGATAAGTTGCGCGAAGAAATCGCAGAAGATGAAGGGTGTAAATATGAGATATATTTGGATCATCTCGGTCTTCCTACTTGTGGAATTGGTCACTTAATAACTGAAGCTGACGAAGAGCATGGTAAGCCTGTCGGCACAGTTGTCGAACAGGATCGTGTGCAAAACCTTTTTGCGTTAGACATGGCAGTGACGATTGACGAATGCAAAGTATTGTATCCAGACTTTGATGATCTGCCAGAAGAGGCACAACACATCATTTGCAATATGATGTTTAATATGGGCAGACCCAGACTCAGCAAGTTCAAGGGTATGAAGGCTGGCGTTGACGCTCGTGATTGGAACAAGGCAGCGGATGAGATGGTGGACTCAAGATGGTACACACAAGTCCCTAATCGCGCACGGCGTTTGGTAGACCGCATGAGAGCGTTAGCAGACTAATTACTCACAGCCGCAGAACCTAGTCCCCCCTGACCGTATTTCTTATCAAAAGCGTCAGCAGTTAACTTGGCTATTTGCTGGCGCACGTTCCTGTGTTCATCCTCTGAGAGCTTTACCAGTTTGTTGTGAGTTGTTAAATCAACTGCAACCGACTTGAATTTAGTTGTGTCTGGCATTATACTAATTCCCATATTTAACCATTAATGTCCATATTTATAACATGTACAACTATAAACGCAAGACAAACAAGTATGGTGCCAGGAAGACAACTTTCATGGGCATAACCTTTGATTCCAAGTGGGAAGCAGAGCGATGGGGTGAGCTTACAGCTATGGAAAAAGCTGGGTACATAGTAGATCTGGAGAGGCAAGTGTCATATGATCTGGTGGTCAATGATCAAAAGATCTGTAAGTATGTGGCTGACTTTAGATATAACAAAGTTGACGATTATGGAAATCTTGAACAGGTGGTCGAGGACGCAAAAGGTGTAGAGACTCAAGAGTTCAAGTTAAAAAAGAAGCTGATGAAAGCTTTGTTTAATATAGAAATTATTTTATCAAAAAAAAATAATAACAATTTTCTCAAAATACCCTTGACTTGAAAAGATTGCATCATTATCTTCAGTTTATGTTTAGCGACATTAACTGAAGGAGAAGGCGATGAACGCTATTAGTCTACCGAATGATCTGACCGCTCTGTTTGACAAGCGCGAGGATCTCAAATCTAAAATTAGTGATCTCCAAAAAGAACTGAAGATCGTAAACAAATCTCTACAAGATCAGTTTGAAGAGACTGCCAGAATGCAACTTGCTCAGCAAGGCAAGGATTTTGGTCAGACTTCTATGACCAGTGGTGAGTTCAAAGTTACTGTTGATTTCAAGAAACGTGTGGTTTGGGATGAGGCCACTTTGTTGCGCGTACTTGGTGCGATGGACGATGAGACTGCGCGTCATCTTGCTACTGTGAAATACAGTGTGGCAGAGGCTAAGTTCCAGAATGCAACACCAGACATCAAAGCAGCATTATCAGAGGCACGCACTGTGGAGTTGCAGGGCGTGTCTGTTGATATAAAAAGGAAGGAGGGCGAATAATGCTGAAAATTATTTCCGCAGAGGAAAGGCTTGCCGAAAAACGCGGTCACAAGATTGTGATCGCGGGTAAGTCTGGAGTGGGTAAAACGTCACTGGTGCGTACCTTGGACATGGACAAGACACTGTTCATGGACTTAGAAGCTGGTGATGCCGCCATTGAAGGATGTAAGGTTGATGTTATCAGACCCAAGACATGGCAAGAATGTCGTGACTTTGCATGCTTCCTTGGTGGTGGCAATCCTGCATTAAATGAGGACTCTCCGTAT